CGGGTAGTGCCCGTACTCCAAAGCCATCGGGTTCGGTGCGTACATCGACACCAGAAAGTCAGGGCCAGGGGTTGGCTCCAACTTGATTTCGGCTTTGCGGTGAATCGGCTCAATCCTGGTGTGGGTAGTCGCTGCCCGCGCCGCCCGAAGATTCGTTTCAGCCCTTGTCTCAACTTCTTTGGCTTCTTCTTTGACCGCAGCCCTAATTCCGGGAACAGTGCTTACAAGGTGCTTCGGTAGACCCTTCTTGCCCCGTTCTTTGTAGTACAGCTCGACCATTTAGAACCGTCGCAGCATGTACGTCACATGAGCAGTCGCCGGCGACGAACAATAAATCGTTGCATCCCCATGAACCACGAACCGCTTCCCACGCCAATCAACCTGCGCCTGGGCACCCATATGGCACACATACCGGCGAGGCAACCGAAGGCTGTAAAACTTTTCAGTCTCGAAACCTTCGTTGTCTTGCTCCGCCCTACGGGCCGACGTACCCGAAGCACCCACCGGCTGGATGCGGGCCACCGCAGGAACCCCAGTCTTCGACGCCCTCGTTTGGGTGTTCCCATCGGCGTCGATCACGACTTCCTCGGGGTACACCACGATGTTTTCGTTGCCTTTATCCAACAAGCTCACCGGGTCACCACCGCTGCCTGATCCAGTCGATCACTCTGTAGTGGTTGCGGAAATCTTCTGCGTTGCGCCGGAAGAACGGGTCGTACATCGTGTGGCCGACCACCGGGCGGGGAGTGAGGTAGAACATGCCGCCGCCGGAACCGACACCCAGGATCGCCCACTCATCATCGGTGATACCAAGGGCGCCTGAAGCGAACGCTTCGGACAGTTTGTAGGTGTAATCGCCGTCAGTCTCGGAGATGTACCCTTCGGGGTTGCGGGCCAGCCGCAACACACTGTCGCTCTCGACTTGCACAACGTCGTCTACGTTGATGGTGCCGGCGGTGATTTGGGCGTCTAGGTCTGGGATGCGGCGGCGAATCATTCGCTCTACATCTTCGAGCCGGACGTTGACCATTGTGGTTTCTTCGGCGGTGAGTTCGCGTCCCCATCGGGTCGCTACGTCATCGGCTGTTGCGTAAGCCATTGCTTCCCTTTGGTTGGGTGTGAAAAGGGTGGGCGGTAAGTGAAGTTACCGCCCACCCTTAACGTCACTTAGCGGTCGGCGCGGGCGCCTTCACCGGGGTGGCCGGGGCCTTCGGTGCCGGCGTCGAGGTCAGCTTGACAAACGCTTCGGGGTCGTTGACCAAAGCAGCGAACTCGGCCTCGACTCGGATAGCAATCGCATTCTGCTGCCAGAGCGAAATAATGCCGCTCCCATCACCATTCGCGCTCATGTCCAGGGTTGCCTGATCGGAAACGTCGTAGCTGATGCCACCGATCTGACCCCACACCAATTGGCTGAAGTCGCCCATGTAGCCGACGACCTCGTCCAGCGCGACGTGATCGCTGATGTACGTCGGACGACCGATGACACGACCAACGCGGAACGGGCCGTTGATGTCGGTGTACGTCGCCTCAAGGAACAGCGGGCGCTCCGCAGCGTCCTTGCTGGCGTTCAGGATCGGCTCAGTCTTGGAGTCCAGCAAGGTGCCGGTCCACTTCTTGTCATCGGCGAGAAGCTGAGTCAAACCACCGTTGAGGCCGTCGTAGGCGTTCGGACCCAGTTCCTGGGTCTTGGTGGTGTCCGACAAAGCGCTGCCGAACGGGGAACCGACCTTGTGCAGGATGGCTTGGTCGAACGAAAGAGCAATCGCTTCAGCGACCTTCGCCCGCATCATGCCCAGGTAGTTCGCCGGGTTGGTACGCACAACCTCAGACGACGCCGCGAAGATCGTGGCGATCTTGAACGGCACGATGTCCTGCTTGCTCATGTCGCCCTTGGTGACCGGCTTCTGCTCGGTCTCCGCGACCCAACGTGCGGTGACTTCACCGGTCCAGTGCGGGATACGGACACCGGTCGGACCCATCGGGATACGGCGGCCAAGCTGCTGAACGATGGAAACCTTCGCGACCTCCGCGAAGTAATCCTGGGTCAGAACCGGGTCGAGGTAACCTGAGAACATCGAATCCGATTGCTTAGCAACGGTATCCGGTGCGGGGGTGTGGAAAATATCAGCCATGACGGCTTTCCTTCTTTCTTGTTTATTTGGCGCCGACCATCCGCTTGACTGTTTCCAGCAGCGGATCGCCGTTCAAAGGCAAGTGGTTGCCTTGGCCTTGACTGTGATCAACGGGACGGTCAGCCGGCGGCTTCTTCCCGATCAGCGACTTAACCCTTTTGACGCTCTCTGACACCGTTTCCTCATCGGCGCCTTGGACGAGCGCCGCAACATCCAACACGTCCTCGGTGGGGATGCCCTCGCTGAGAACCATCTTCAGCTTCAGCAGTTCAAGAGAACGCGCCGAAACCTCCGACTCCATCTCCGACAGCGAACTGTCCTTCTGGGCGAGTTTCGACTCGTAGTCCTTGACGACTTTCGCTTTCGCCGCCTCGACCGCGGTGTTCTTCTCAGTGCGGTACTTAGCGGCTTCGTTGCGAAGTTCTTGGACGTACTCTCGGCTGAACGTCTCTGCGGTGTCGACCTCCTGGGCCGCGGCAGTGTCTTCAGTTGTGGTTGTTTGGGTTTCGTCGGACATTTCTGTTGCCTCCTGGGCATTAAAAAAGACCCCATCTTGGGGTCTTGCTTTTTCTGGCGGGCCGCCGCGGTTAGGCGGCGAGAGGGCTGCTGGTAAGACTGATGGCAGCCCAGTCTGTGGAGATCTCCCCCGCGTCGATCATCTGCCTAAGCTGATTGATCGCCTCACGGTTCAGATCAGTGTCTTGCCACTCACCGTCTTTACGGGAGTAGTACTGCTTATCGGGGTTGGCGAGAAGTTCTTTCTTCGCACGCTTAGAAGCCTTATTCCAGTACTTCAAAGCTTTCTTCGCCTCGGCCTTACCGACCCAGTTCTTTTTGTCGAACACCGGCACGATCTTGCAGTCGCAACCGACGTGCCACTCATCCATGTGCGGGGTCAGATCATCGAAGTAATTCTCTTGGTCAGCCTCGAACATGTCGACAACGTCTTCATCCTCAAGGCCACCCGGCTGCAAACCCGCGCTCGCAGCGTTGTCATACACCGGGCCGCGAGACACCAACATCAGGCACCAGGCGCAGGTTTCCCGGCCGGTCGCGACCCTGGCCCAGCCCTGCACCGGCTCAAAGACCTCGCGTTGAACCGTGAGATTCTCAAGGATGGTTTGACCGCCCCATGTTTGGCGTTCAATCTTCTCCAGGCCGGCGAGTTGCCGAAACTCTCTGAGTTCGTCTTCGGTCAACTTGATTCGGCCACGCTTCACGATTTCCTCGACCGGCTGGTCGGTTTCCACGGCTTTGATGATCTGCCGGCGCCCAGCCGTCTCAACATCGCGCACCGCCAGCATCGTCAAACGTGTCACCGCCGCTTGGTTCGACTCTTGGGCCTGCATCCCTTTACGGGCAGGCTCCATGTCCTTCGCGAACGTCTCAAAGCTGTACGTTTCGAGTAGCACGTCGTGGCGCGGGAGTTCGGGGTAAACCTCAGCCCGCTGACTGTCGTAGAACGTCCTCGCCAACTCAGCGGACTCCCGGCGCTTCTGCTCCACAAACGGGAAAATAAACTCCAGCATGTTCACCCAGCCGGTCAGCGACAACAACGGCTGCATAAAGTACTCCGCAACCTTCTGCACGAACACCGCAGTCGCAGCAGCGATCACAGCAGCAGCGGCGGCGTACTCCTCCGGCGTCACCCGTTCACCAACTCATCCGGCGGAAGCTCACGCTCCTGCGTCGGCGCCGGCACACCCCGCGGCGGCCCATACAACTGAGCCAACTGCCCCATCGGGTTCTCTTCCTCATCCCAACGGCGCATCTGCTCACGCTCAGTAATTGAGTAGCCCATATCCAGGCGTGCTTGCTCCTTGGGCACAACACCCAAACCGTTCGCGAACAACTTCACCGCCGCGTCAGCTTTCGCCGCATACGTCGGGGTGCTGGGGTCGGCCCACACAGTCTCCATGCGGTACATCTCCGAAGGGATGTCACCGTTCATCACTTTGTGGGCGATCCGCATCGCTTGCTCCCACGAACCGCCAAACACACGGTTCTTACGCTCAACCTTTTTGACGAGCCGCGACTCAGAGGACTTAATCGCTTCCGCGCTGGCCGGGTTATCGGAAGAGAACGAAAGGTACTGCGGCGGCAAGCCTGTGTAAGCAGCGGCCTTCCTGTCGAGCGCGTCCAACGCATCAACAAAATTTCGTAGCTCGGCAGCCGAAAACTGTTGCGCCTTAGCGTCTGGATC